TCTATCCAATGGCTTTGAAAAATACCCTCAATGCTTTTTCGCTTTTCAGCATTTAGTGTTTGTCTTTTCATATTTTCCTTTCGTGTTAATTAATTATAAATACCACTTGACAAATCATTTGTCAAGGACTATATAGGATATTGATTTAACAAACATTAAATCAATTACCTACGTCCGTTTGCTAGTATCCGACGTTATAAACTCAAACTAGCTGGGACAACTTCTAGTTGTGCCCCAGTAATTACGGGCTGGCGCAAGCCAAGAGAACAACTAGAACTGATCCCTGATCACAGGTTGAAATAATCTGTACTAGTCTGGCGACGGCCGGGCCTGTGATCTGGGATCAGCGGGCTAAGTCCGAAAGGGTGAAGTTTTGGGAACCCCTGTCCGAAAATCCACTTTAGTGTGGGTTCTGATCCCTGGTGTGTGATCGTACCTATAGGACTGATGTGGTATGCCAGTCCCACACACCTGGGATCAGCGTGCCAGGAAGGACAGCGGGAGACGTCCCCACACGACACCTGGGCCCTGATCCTTTCGTTTGCCTGTGGCCTCCGGGCCGCAAGCAGCAAGCGCCAAGCATCAAGCGTTGACAGCTGGGAGAATATAGGATATAAAATTTAAAAGAAAGAAGGAGGAAACATATGGCACAATCATACCCAATCTGGATCGATGTATCCGGAGACAATTACAAAACAAACAAAAGCTTCGGCAGCAGGGACAGCGTTGCCCTGGATATCAAAGTAGGAAGCTCAGCGCGTAACAGCAATGACCTGGCAAGAGTCAGCATTCATATGCGGGAAGACGCTGCAGGTAACAGGACCTTCGCACTGGCACTAGATGGACTAGTAGTCCGGAGCGCTGTGATGACTAAAGAGAAGAAGTTCTGGCACCGTGACCCGAAGGTAGCATGAAGAAGAATCAACAGCTGGCCCAATTGCTCCTGGAGATCCACGAGCAGTGGGCCCTGGCCAACGGTTACAGAGATAAGCCTCAAGCTGCAAGCCTCAAGCTCCAAGCTTCTCGAAGAAGGAGCGACAAGCATCAAGCTCCAAGCACAAAGGTTCAAGCTCCAAGCCGCAAGCATCAAGCTCCATGATCATTGATCCTGGAAAAAGTTTCACGGACCTTTGACCGAGGGCCTCAATGCAGATGAAAGTATTGTGTGGATGCTTCACATGAAACGCAATTTGATGTGGACTAAAGCGTACCTTGTTACTCTTCGTAACTTTTAGTTCTACGGTAAAAAAGGTGCCAGAATTATTGTAGCCCAATAGATCAGGAGTACCGGATAGACTAAGATTTTCAAGTCTAATCCAACTAATTGAGGGGATATTTTTTTTAATTTTTTGATATAATTTACGCTCTGGTCCCATATGTTTTTGGGGGTAACATCGTCATTCATTAATAGTCCTTTTGAAGTTTATCTGGCAAGATAAGACTTGAAGGTTTTTGTGTTTTTAAAACTAATCTGTGAGCAGTTTGACCTGGCTGACCGATGATTGGAACATTGTGCTCATGCACTTCCATTCGTCTAATCTGATACAACTTTCCATCTCTTTCTACATATATCTGTACCTTTTGTAAATTGACTTAGAAATAATTGCAAGTCTTGTACTCTCATGAATCTTTTTGTCTTAACTTGTTGGACAACTCGTTTATCACAGACTTATAACCTTGCAACAAATTTTTAGTTTTTTCTAACTCAGATCCAATTTGTTTCCACATGTTTAATTCAACACGTAATCGTCCATTCAATTGTCTATGACCTTCGTTGATATCTTCTAACTCTTTTACACGTTTAGTGAGTGTTTCTATAATTACTTCCAAATCTTTGTCTCCTTTCTCCATACTTGACTTTATAACAATGTTACCTTAAATTGTCAACATGGGTTTACCAAAAAGACTTACAGAGATGCAAATGAAGTTTGCCGAAAATTATGTGTACGGTGATGAGAACGGGCCTATGACTAAAACAGAGGCAGCCATCAAAGCGGGCTATAGCCCCAAACGTGCAAGGCAAGAAGGATCAGAATTAACAAACCCAAAACTGTCGCCGCTTGTAGTAAAATACATGGGAGAACTGAGAGAAGAAAGATTACGAAAACATGAGGTGACCTATGAAGGGCACGTCGCAGAACTTGCAAGACTTCGTGAGGCCGCTTTAAAAAAAGGATCTTTCTCTTCTGCTGTAAACGCTGAAGCGAATCGTGGAAAAGCAGCAGGATTATACATAGATAGGAAAATAATAAAAACAGGAAAGTTAGAGGACCTATCAGAACAGGAACTAGAAGCAAAGATGAAACAAATATTAGACGACTACGGACAACTGATAAATGTAACACCGGAAGAACCTACAACTTCTGAATCTTCTTTACCCAAGCCCGAGGAATCATCGTCCGATCCCCATAACTAAAACTACCATCGTCTTCTCTATCGTAAGAAGCAAATAACTTAATTGATTTTTTATCTTTAGAATACAACCAACCTTCGTTAACAGGTCTTGCTAACTTCATCCTGTCAAACTCCTTGTCAGTAGCCCAGCCCGAATCGCTCACGCAGTCGATCCACTCCACTCGGACTCTCGGATAAGGTATGTCGGGAGTTATTGAGGCAACAGCTTTTCTTCTTTTCCTAGGCATAAGGTGTTATATCATTTTTATATAAGGGATCTAGAAAGTTTTAAGTTAGTGAGACAAAAACAAAACCTTTCGCGGAAGGCCTTTCTGTATAGTGACAAAATAATTTGTCTACCTAAACATGATTTGTCACCTAATTTGTCTACCCTAAAGTCAATAAAATCAACACTTCTAGACCAAAACGACAAAAAGACACTTTTTACTCTCTGCTTTTTTTCTAAAAATTTTTTAAACTTTTTAGATCCCTTATACACGGGCTAACCTTGTCTATCTGCCACATTATCGCCATAATGTCGCCTTAATGCTGCCAATCTATCCTCTGCATTTGAAATCTTTTGTAACATTTTGTCAACCTCACCTAAGATATCTGTGTGCTCCGGAATGATCATGTTGTGCTCGTTAAGTGCATCTATCCTGTAGATTGCATCTTCTATTTCTGCATCGTATCTTTTCATCAATGCCATAAACATTTTATCTTTCATTTTTCATTTCCTTTTCTAATTGTGGCAAATCTATGTCGACTGCCTCTTTTTCGTCAAACTTTAATTCATGATACATATCTAATCGTTTGAGAAACTTGTGCTTCCAAGAACGTAGTTCTGCTCCTGAAACTTTAAACTCCTGATAATATAAATCTGGAGTACAAATCATTATAACCCCTTGTTTTATTTGACTATTATGGACATAGTCATGGGCCATGGCATATGCTGCAATCTGCATAAAGTAATCTTCAATCCAATCTTCTCTCTTAGGTCTGTTAGCTTGTTTAAAGTCTACAATAGATTCCATACCGTTGTGCATGCAAACCAAGTCAGTAGACCCAGCGTAAAGCCCAGGATAATACAACGTGACTTCCGAGCCATAAATTTCTTCAACCGGTGTGAGCCCCACATCAATAACTTTCTCGGCCATGGCTTTCGCCTTCTGTCCGAGTTCTGTAAGATCATCGTAGCCAGTTCCTTGCACGTAGTGTTCCAAGAATTTGTGCATACTAGTGCCCCGTTTACTAGATAGATTTTTGATTCTGTCTGCTTCTTTTTCTCCAACTTTGGCCTTCCAATCTTTTAAGAATTGTTGATTTTTGGTAGCGCCTAATA